CTCAACTCTTATACGATATGCTTTATCCTAATATGGGTTATAAAGTTAAGGGCAGCTCCACTCTTGAAATAACTTATGTGGAAGGTAATCAAGAAGACTTTAAGAAAAGATCTGTAGCCTTTGAAAAGAAAATTTGCCTTGATAGACAATTGGCTGATGAATTGTCCATTCTAACTCAGAGGACGAGCATGGGTCACACTTATAAGAAGGTCTGTTTATTCTTGAAGAATAATCAATTCGTTTTATCAAATTCCACTAGGGTGGCTTTGACTAGACAATCTCATCAGTTAACTCTGATGGGGTCTAAAACTCTTATAGAAAGTTTCCAAAGAATGCTCAATCAAGGTGTACCTGTCGTAGTCATTCCTCCTAAGGTGTTTTTGCCAAGGAAATTGGAGAAAAAAGTGATAGAAGAGTTTTCTTTTCATCGAGCTAGTGCTAAAGGTTTGTTGCATACAGCGAATTTTGCTGAAGAGAAGTTTTCTTTTCTGGCTAATCAGATGTCTCAGGTGGTTCAAAATCTGAATTTAAAGTTCTCTTATATGATTGATTTCACTACTCAGTTCGGGACAATGAATTCTAAATTGAGTGAGGTTATTCCTAGAGATCATATTATAGAATTCAACGCTGGTACTGCTTTAAAACACCCATTGCCTTCTTGCACTAATTCTAGTCATGGTGAAGGAAAAAGTTGCATGGCACGATTACAAGGTATCGAGGCGGGGGAGAGTGTCCTATTGCTCATAGACGCACCTATGAATCCTAGTAAGGAATTCATAGAGGCAACTAAGGTTCAGAAAAAACACGTCTTCGATCTGGTAGGTCTTCAGAAAACATTTGACAATCTCCTGGCTGCCCACCCATCAGTTTTATTCTATTGTTTAGTTAAGACTCCTAGATGGTATACTTCAAATGAGGCTGAGAGCATAAAATTCTATAATAAAATGGAGGATGAGTTTTTTGGGAAGAATGGAAAGCAACCTCTCTATCATAGGATTTCAACTTCTATAGTTACTCATAACATCTTTGAGGAGTATCAATTTTTTCCTCTCAAGATCAATGGAAGTAGGACAAGAGGTTATTCCGTTAATCGATTTGGGAAAGTGGTAAAACCTTTTGAAGACATTTTCCCTGACTATATCTCATTAGCGTTGGCTCAAGAGATACCAAAATTTGAATTTGATTTTGGAGACTCTCTGGCAGAAGGAGCAGATGGAGAGATATGGTTAAGGCCAGAAGATACAACCTTTTTTCTTGTAGAGAGTACGGGACCACTTTTCTACAGTCTGACTAACCATGAGAGGAATCGAATTATAGGAAATAAGGAGAGCTTAATTCAATATTATGGATCTTACCATAGTCATGGGAGCGTGATTAGTAATGATATTTTTAGTCTGACGGATCATGTGATTTTCAAACATCCTATTCATTGTAGAGGAGTTCATTATGTTAAGAACCAAGGGGTCGTGAAAGCATATCGTTATGAAGAGCCTGTTGGTTATCGGGTGGACATGAAAGAGGTGAACCTCACTG